AACAACCTAAGTACATTGAGTTCGAAGATAAAAAATATGAGCGTGTTCCAGCTGGCAATCGACGCAGTAGCGGCTGCTGATTTAGGCAAGGCTGTTGCTATTGCGACATCAGATAAGGTAACAACGACTGTTAGCGGCACCGCGCCGGCAATCGGACAGATTGTTGAAGTTATTGACAATAAAACTGTAGGCGTTCGCCTGAGCTAAGAAAGGAATATGAGATGGATTTAAGAGCAATGCTACAAAAGCTTGATACCGCCATCAAGACGGTATACAAGACTACTAAAAAAGAATACAAAGACCCCCTATTGGGTATCTTGTACGACATCACACCAGTAACGGGTGCGGTTAATAACATCGTAACACTTAACAGCGTGCCTGGCATGCGTGAGTTCAAATCAGAGCGCAAACATGGCGTGGCTGACAACACCGTCCACACGATTGCACCACGAAAGTGGGAGTCAACCCTGGACGTTGAACGCGAAAAGATTGAAGATGATGATCTAGGTCAGATTCCAAACCAAACCCGTGTTATGACTACTAAGAGTGGTCGTCACTACGGTGCGTTAGCTGTAGCTGCACTTCCTGTTGGCTTTACTGCTAACTTGAGCGACGGTAAGCCATTCTTCCACGCAGATCGTGGTAACTTGATCCCCGGAGCATTCAGTGCTGGAACGTTTAGTAAGGCTTTTGACGCATTAGTAGGCATGAAAGATGCTGATGGCGACTTTATCAACCCAATCCCAACCCACTTGATCGTTGGTCAGGAAAACCGCGAGGAAGCTGAGAAAATCTTGCTCCGCGAGAAGTTGGACAATGGACAGAGCAACACCAATTACAAACGTGTTGAGCTGATCGTTGACCCACGTATTGCTGGCAAAGCAGCATTCTTGGTGGCGGCTAAAGAGGGTATGTGCCCATTGACAATTGCTGAGCGCGTGAAGGTTGGTGCACCTGTTGCGAAGACCGACATAAACAGCGACAGGGCATTCGAAACTGATGTGTTTAGCTGGGGCTTGCGTGGTCGTTACGACGCAGCTTACCAGGCAATGCAGTTTATCGTGACTGTGAAAGGTTCTTAGTCGGCAGACTTGAGGCGGGAGATGATTCGCCCGCCTTTGTTTGAGGATTAGGAGAAATAATATGGAGCACGAAATAAATCAACCTATCAAAGATATATTACAGGAAGCGGGATTGTATCACCGCCAGCTATTGGAGTTTAACGACGTTAACAGTTCGGTGATTTCGCTAGGAGACTATATCTTGGCTGACGTCAACGGCGACGATACAATTGACGTAAAAGATGTGCGAGTGCTGGTGGACAATAAGCTAGTCAAAGTAACCGAAGTAGACACCACCAATGCATTGATTACACTGGAAAAGCCGGTTGTTTCTGGGCAGGAAGTGTCGGTGCGTTTTGCTAGTTCTAGTGTAGAGCCTGAATATGTCGAGAAAGTGCGAACTGAAGCACTGAGCGAAATCATATCAAAGATTCCATGTGAGGCTGCCTGGGCTGAGGAGTATAATCCAACATTACGCTACATTCAGCGACTAATGGCTGCCGGTATGCTATTAGTGCGGGATTATGGATTTAATGAAGACATTGAAAATACCAGCAAGGATGGCTATAAGAAATTGGAGCTGGCAAGCGAAAAACTGAACACGCTAATTACCACGGTTTGCGGCGAAGCCTGTTCAAGAAGTGCTCAAGGATTTGCGGTGCGGGATGATGGAGATTTTTTTTCAAAGAGACCGCATATCAGTAGCGAGGATTGGTAGATGGACGGGCAAAAAGTACCAATTTCTGTCACGGTTGATGGCGAGGAACTGAAGCAATTCAATCAGATACTATTAAATCGATGGAAGCGTGCTAGTAGTCTGCGTATACCATTGCAAGAGGCGGCTAACTTTATGTTGGATGAGATTTCCAAGAACTTTAGTGGTAAGCGTGGTACAGTTTTTGGCACACAGTGGCGGAAGCGTAAGCGAAACTATCCGTGGCCGATACTGAATAAAACGGGCAAGATGAAGGATGGTTTTAAGGCGGAAATATACAGCGACAAAGCAGTCATTAAAAACCCGACACGGTATTTCAAATATCATCAGATGGGCACGAAAAACATGCCAGCACGTAAGATGTGGGGTATGACCGAGCCGCAAGCGCGGTACATTCGCCAGCGATTACAAATCTATTTAGAAGCTGAAGGAGAGAGATAATGCAATACGAAGACCCAATTTTAGCAAAGCTGCGCAACCTGTTAAATGAGCACGGCCCGAAAGACTTGAGAAATAAATACTATCTGGGCGATCCAATGGTGGTGGACAAGTCAAGCTTGCCGATGTGCTTTATTAGTTACGAGAGACAGAGCGTCATTGACGATGCTTCGTATTCAATCGAAACGCACTCGACAGTGTTAATCAACGTGGCATATGACCTAACTAGGGATTTTAATAGTACAGCGAAACGTAGCGGCAGTCATATGGCACTAGTGAAAATGATTTGCGGGCGAGATAGCAAGAATAAATTACTACCTGAGACGATTTTATCTGTGCTGAGGCAATTCCAAGATGAGCAATCTGACGAGCTAATAATCGACCTGGGCAGCCAAACGGAAATAGAGTATGTAGTCAGCGAGCGGGGCGGCAGCGTATTTACTAACGAAGCTTTAATACGATTTACGGTGCGCACTCGCGACATGGTTGGATAAATATAAGCGCCATGGTATAATACGGGTAGTATATGCGATCAGCCTTGGTCGCATTTTCTTTTGCCCATTGACTGATTTCGCGTAAGAAAGGGATTAACCGTGAAGAAAGATAATCAGCCAGCAGCACCCGCACCGAAGCAGTCATTTTATCTGCCAGAGTTCGGCGTGTCTGTCGAAGCAGAAAGCTTTGAAGAAGCAGTTAAAAAAGCCAAAGCCGAAAATAAGGAGGGAGAGGAATAATGGCAGAGAAAAAGATTGTAACAGGTCGAAAGACCGCCGTGGGGTTGGCACTGGAAGACACCAGAGGTACTGCTAAAATGCCGACGTATTTTTATCCACAGCTGGATTTTAGCTTTAAGGACACGCCAGAGACGAAAACTAACGAATCGGCGTACAATAACATCACCAAAAACAACGCTGTTGATGTGATGAGCGTTAAGGGCGAGGGTTCAATCGGCGGCAAGACGTGGGCAAAGGGACTTTATTACTGGCTAGCACTGGTGTTTGGTCAAAAAGCCGCAACGACGCCTGTTGCTGGCGATACGGGGGCTAAAAAGCATTTGTTCTCGCTGAATAATGAGAATACTCATATTAGCTCGACTATCACCATCAAGGAATCGGTGTTTTGCGGGCAGTTTCCGTACGCCATGATTGAGAGTTTTAAGATTTCATGGACACCTGATGATTATCCGAAGATTGAAGTAAGCTTGATGTCGAAAAAATCCAAGGACGTAACGCCGTCAACCGTTACTATTGCGTACGACTCGACCGAGACAGAGTTTATTCCAAAGGACGTGCTACTGAAAATGGCAGCCGACGCAGCTGGATTGGCGGCAGCGCCAGAACTCCAGGATGTTAAGAGTTTCAGTCTGGAAATTAAGAAAAATTTGGAAGCAGTTCAGACGTCAAGTTCTAAGGATGATATTCAGGAAATCTTTAACAAAGACTTTGAGGTTAGCGGCTCAATCGAGAAACTGTACACCGACGACACCTACAAAGGCATGATGCTAAACGGTACAACTCAGGCAATGCAGTTTGGCTTTATCGACAAAAACCACAAAGCCGGTAACACCACGCCAACCAGTCTGCTGTTTACTATAAGCAAGGTGGCAATTTCTAGCCGTGAGCCGAGCTACGGACTGAGCGATATTTCAACTGAGACGATCAACTTTGAGGGCTTGCTGAATATTACAGACGGCAAGACTATCGAAGCTGAATTGGTTAATAAATACGAGTACTAGGAGCAAATAAATGAGTAATCGAGAACTGTTTATCGAACTAAAAGACGGGCGTAACGCCGTTATCCGCGGATTTATCCGCAATCGCGACAGAAGTATGTACCGACGGCTGATGCTCGAGGGTCAAACTATGTCTACTAAGGAAATGGAAGCCAGCAATGGCGAGGTAGATGTCGACTTGAGTAGAGTTATGGGAGCGAGCGATAAGCTGATTGAGAAGTTATTGCTGGAATACTGCGGCAACCGTGAACAGCCATTTGAAGCACTGATGGACAGCGAATTTGGCGATGACTATGAGACTATCAGTAACAAGGTTATGGAAGTGTTCGGTAAAGAGAGGGAGCTCCCAAAAGAATAGAAGCGTGGTCGATTAAGTATGACCGCGCTCTACGCAATGGTTCTGGCGAAGTGCCGCAGATAATCCAAATTGCACTTATCTGCAAGGAGTATGGCTGGACGTATGATGAATATATGGATCAGCCAGAGGATTTTACCGCAGCTATCCTAGCAAGACGCCAAGTTGAGGCGGTAGTCGAAAAGGAGCAAATCGATAAGGCGAGGCAGCAGTAA